AGTTGACAGGGCTGGAAATCCCGTACCAACTTTTCGCGGCTTTAGACACCCCGATATAACAACCGGAGAGCCAATGAATCTTTCATGGCGACTTCTCAAAAGCAACAGGTGAAGTGGTATGGAATACAAAGGCAATATGGCAGGTTGGCTTTGGAGAGGTTGTTGTTATACAATTAGGAAAAGACTCTATCCATATGGCTTTTGTAAGAAATGTTGGATTGCTAATGGAAAACCCACAGGGGGTGTGAATGCTGGCAACAATCAATTTAATTGAAGATATACTAAGTGAATACCCGTTGTTGAAAAACACAATAGAAGGTGCTTCATTTGGCGATGCGCCACAACCTACTCAACAAGGGCAGGGAGAAGCAAACGCGAATCCTGTTCCTCCACGACCAAATGAAGTCGAAGAAGAGAAAGAGAAAAAAGAAATGGCTCAAAAAGTTGCTCAACAATTACAACGCTCTATGCCTAACGGTGGTTGGTTTCAATCAATGTTTGGTCGCGGTGCTGGTGATTTAGTTAAAGACTTGAGATTAGCGCGCCGTGAACATAAGGATATGCGTGACGCGATAGACCATGCGATAGATGCTATACGCATTGCAAAGAAGCAAGAAGTTGAGGCTACTCTTCAATCGCTTGATTGGATTGGTAAGCACGAACCTACTGTTCGTAATCTTGGTATTAGTGAGCGCGACCTTCAAGCGTTGAGGAAACATGGTAACTCTCGTCAATACGCGCTAAGAAGAGCGTGTGTTCAATGGGAGAGAGCAAACGACACTATCAGCAAATTGTTATTGCTTGAAGGGGATTTCAATGACGAGCAAAGACAAATGTGGGTTGATGCTCAACAGGTAAAAAAGAATGCGAAAAAAGAATGGCGTAACGCTTTACACTCTGTTGACAATATCAAAAAAACAGATGCTATGTATCTAACAAAAGCAGTTGAAATACTTGAAGAAGTTGGACCACTAACCAGCAGTCAACTGTTTACTCATATAGGTAACACGCGCAATCTATCAACTTCTCAACTAAGTTCTATCTTGAAAATGCATGGTGTCGAATATGACATAGAAAGAGTCGGCTCAACATGGGGTTTGGTTCGCAATGACAATATAATTTTCAAAGATGTGTGGGCTTATGCTGCTGGCTTCCTTGATGCTGATGGTTACATCACTATCACAAAGCGTCTTGAGCCGCGAGCAGGTTTTATTGCTACGGGTGAAAGAGGTAAAATGCATTGTGAGCAATTACACAAGGCTCTCGGATGTGGTGTGTTACAGACAGACTTGAAGATACATAAAAACAGCAGACGCACTCAACACAGGTTGCAATTTTACAGCGAAGACGATTTACGCAAACTCATGAAAGGATTGCGACCACACCTTCGTATGAAGAAGGGGCAAGCGAGTGCATTGCTTGAATTGCTTGATTTGCGCGGTCGTAAAACTGACATTATCAAATCAAGACGCGATGAGTTGTATAGAATAGTGAAATGGTTGAATTGGAAAGATGTTCCCGATAAGCGTGAAGAACTGTTGAAGGAGTGGAACATTGATGAAGCGGGAGTTCATGCGATGTTTAGTCGGGACGGTGAAACCCTTCGTCTTCTTGACGATGCTAACCGACTTGTGGAGATGATTTGATGGCCGAGGAAAGAGGTTTGGTAGGGCGTTTTTTGTCAAGATTGACGCGACCATTCAACCGGAGAAGTACACCCGAACCACAGATGCCGCTATGGAAAACCGGCATACAAGAACCTGTTCTCGTACAAGGTGTTTCAATACCTGCACTTTACGCGACTGTCCAAGAGTCAATTATCTTACGAACTACAATTAACACGCTGTGTCAAGAAATCTTTAGACGCGGTTACTATTGGGAAAAGAAGTTTCACAAGAAGTGTACTAATTGTGAAGAGGAATACCAACACGACACTGTAAGTCAATGTCGTATCTGCGGTAACGAAGAGTTTGAAAGTCCCGATGCAGACCAAGTGCTTTATCCGCGATGGTTGCTCAAACAACGCAACAGTATGGACCAATCTTTCATAGAAGTCATGAAAGAAATTGAATGGGATTTAGATATTGTTGATGACGCATTCTTGCTTCTCATCAAAGAATATTTCATAGACCCAAAGAGTGGTAAGATTGAGTTCTTCCGTATCAAGGAGTTAGTTCGTGGCGACCCAACATTCATGCGTATTGTTGCTGACAAAGCAGGTAAGCGCGGAGGCCGATACCTTTTGTGTCCTATTCATCGCGATAAAACTTATCCACATAATGGCGACCACAAAAAATGTGAAGTGTGTTCACTTCCACTTCAAGATGTTCATTACATCAATACTGCTGGTAGTGGTAAAACGCAATACTACATTGATGGTGAAGTGTTACATTTGTCTAAGTTTAACCCGTCTAAACTCTATGGTCGTTCTCCTGTTGCGAGTATGTGGAGGCAAGCACAATCGCTTACTGCAATGGATAATTACATTTATCTTGCATACCAAAAGCGAAGAATACCACGCGGTGTTCTCGCAATCACTACTGATAACATTCAATCAACTGCATCGTTTTGGAAGGGTGCAGAAGAGAAGATGGAGCGCGACCCTCATTACATACCAAAGGTTGGTGTTGAATCTTCATCGGGTCGCGGCAAAGTTGAGTTCGTGCGTTTCATGGATAGTCTTGATGAAATGCAGTACGCGCAAGTCCGTGATGAAATACGAATGCGCATAGCGGCTTTCTATGGTGTATCTAATGTGTTCATGATGGATGCTGGTAAATCCGGTGGATTGAATAACGAAGGTATGCAGATACTTGTTACTAACCGAGCAGTTGAATCGGGGCAGAAGTTGTATTCACGCGAATTATTCCCTCGCTTGTTAGACCAAATGGGTGTTCACGATTGGTGTTTAACATTATATCCAAACGAAGAAGAGGATGAAATTACACGATTAAGACGCGATGAGCAAGAAGTTAACATCGCACAGCGTATGCAAGCACTCGGATTCCAACCGGAATTGACAGAAGATGCTGGTCGCGATATACGCTTCGTTTACAAGAAACCCGACCCACAAGAAGCCGCCATGCAGCAACAAGGCGGCGCGATGGGCGGTATGCCACCGGGTGGAATGCCACCGGGTGGCGGTATGCCTCCACCCATGCCGCCGGGGGGCGGTTTACCTCCACAGGGTGGGGGTCCAATGATGCCACCGGGGGTAGGGGCTTCGCCACCGGGCGGGGGAGGACTCCCACCGGGAGGCGCGCCAATAATGATGATGGAAAAAGCGATAGGACTTGGTGAAGGAACAGGACAACGCGATAATGGACCTGCACCTATCAGTTCTGAAACGCATCAATCGGGCGCACCTTCCTCAAAAAAGAACCAACGCGGAAGTGAAAAGACTCCGTTAGAACAGGCACTTGATAGTGTTCAAGCCGCGAAAGACCCTACAAGTAAAAACAAAGAGAGTGGTTTTTGAATAGCGATAACTTAAAGGGTTAGCCTTCGCTGGTTGATGGCATGAGCCTACTTGCTAAGATGGACCCGATGGTTCGTAAACTTGAAACTGCTATGGCCGAGTTCAAAGTCGCGCTTGCGAATAATGACCTTGTATCAGCCGAACAATTTTTGCGAAGCATTCAAAGTAACGCCGATTATCTTGCTGATGATGTAACTGCAATTTACAAGTCAGAAAACGGTAACGATAGAATACTTGGTGTGAATGACAGATACGCTGGTGGTGCGCCTGTAATGCAATTTAACAGCACACAGGGAGTTATCGCGAAATCCGGTGACAGACCAATGGGTTACATTGGACCGGACAGAATCGGTAGCCACTTCAAGAAACAAGGACAGGTGTGAGAGTGTGTCAGAAGAAACTGATGCTATGACACTGATGAAAGCACTCATCGGTAAAATGGAATCAATGGACGCTGAAATTATTGCTATGCGAAAAAGCATGAATGCACCGGAATTACTTCTAAAGCGCGCTGGATTTGTACGAGCCAACACACCTGCTAACGAAGATGTATGGGGCGACCCGCTTCGTGGCGACCGTGATGATGTTATCAGTAAAGCAGCGGCAGCAATTGATGATGCAGGTATGAGTATGCCAGCGTCAAACGAAGAGTGGCACGAAATGTCATGGGATGAAATACACGCTATGGCTAACGAGGCTGCACAAGTTGAAGGAAGGAGGATTGATTCATGAAACCAATGAAAGTTGAAGCAGGGCAAAACGCGCCCGATGTTGATGAAATAATTGCAAAAGCAAACGAAATCATTGAGAAGGTTGACAAGGAAACAAAAGAGTTCGGTTCAGAACACGCTGATTTGTTTGCTAATGTTACAGGTAGTGAACCTGTACGCACAGGGTATTATGATACAAACCAACGCCGTATCAAGGTTGAAGATGTTAAGAGAACAAAACCAAAGATGGAGAAAATCACTTTCAAAAACGCTAACCCTCATGAGGGCGCATTAGAAGCACATGAGAACAAAGCCGGTGACAAATCCGATAAAAACCCCGAATCAGCATACAATCTCACAGACTATCTATGAGGTGATGATGTGTGCGCGAAGATGCCTTTCAATATCATCAGCGCGTTGTGACTAAGTTTGCACAAGCGGTTATCAATAAACAAGACGCTCGCGATGAAGCAGTTGAAGTTTTATTGAGTTCGCAGAACTTAGAAAACAATGGATATGCGCATCCTATTTTCAAACAAGAAGCAGAAGAATACATCAATTCTGCTTTTGAAGTTGCAAACCCACCACCATCAGAACAAGCGCGAATCTTTACTTCAAAAGATACGAGTAGTGAAGCAGCACCAGCCCGTCATCACAAAATGATTAGGCAGTTCAGTGATGACAAATTAACTGAAGCCTTGAAATTGGATGATGAAGGTAATTTACACTATAACAACAAAGTGATTGATAGATTAGTTCGTAAGTATTTAGGATTCAGAATGCAATCTATGCCTAACAGAAGTGAGCGTGGTAATGACATTGTTGGTGAACATTCTAAGTTTCATGTACTCAATATGTTTCCTTCTCGCGAAGGTGAAGTTGCATACGGAGAGAAACCTTTGTTTCAGCAACTTAGTCGCTATCTATACAAAAACAATGGAGAAAACGCGCAACGCTTGAATAAAGAAATGGTGAAGGTTGCCAAAAAAATGCACCCATCATTGAAAGACAAACACCTGTTTTCCAATTGGGAAGGTAACAATGTCACAATAAACTCCGTCTTTGAGCGAGGATTGAATGATTTCAAAGAATCATTCGCGAAAAGATACGGGCAAAACCATCCTTTGCTTTCACTCGATAACTTGAATGAACATTTCATAAGAGCGAAGAATTGGGAAAATGAAGGACTTCCGCGCAAATTAGTGTTTGATACACTTTTTGGTGATGACGGCATACCTGTCACAGAAGGTAAAGATGGAGTTTCACCAATTCAAAAATTGCGTAAGAAGGCTGATGAGTATAACGATGCAAGGAGAAGACCAAAAGAAGGAGAGGATAACTTCGGTCGCGTTGGCATAGACGCTTATCGTCTTGGTATTGCTATGTTACCGTATGAAGACCAATACAACATAATGAAATGGATGTTGGTAACTAACGGTGGCACAAATGATGATGGTACAATTGACGACTCATTCCTCAATAGTATCTTGGGTCCCGATGCGCGCGGTTATATGGCACACCATGCTTACCTTATGGATAATGTTCTGAATACTCTTTACGCGGGTGGGTCTGATAGAAGTGGCACTATGAGTCATACTTTACCGAACAGGTTCTTAGGAAAAGCACGCGCAGATGTAGCGCAAAAAATAAGTGAGCGTCAAGAGAAAGTAAAAGAGCGATTGGAAAACAATGATTGGTACACTCTTGACGATGAAACATTAGCAGCAGGGCTTGGACAATTCAATTTGTCTGACATTGTAACTAAGTATGCTGATGAAAATGAACTCGCGGTTGTTGATGATGGTGGAACATACCCGCATATAAAAAGTGACGATTTTGGTGATTTCATTATTATGAATGATAAAGTGCCGGACATTAAACAGTTGATTGATAAAAAGATATTAGATGAAGAGCAAATCAAATCATTGATTAAAAGTTGCGCAAACGCGTATGGGTCACAAGATTATAGCGATTTGTTACGAGAATCAATCAATGACTACACTCACACTCATAATACCAATGAAGAGTTTTCTATGCTTGATGAACCCAAAATGTATCAAACCGCGAAGGGTATAGTGATGGAAGGTGTTGGAAGAAGAGGTAACATGGATGGTGAAACGGGTGACTTCGCAAGAGCATACGAAGAAGCGTATGATAATTTCATACGCGCATCAATAAAAGAAAAAAGATTCATTATGCCAGCAAGAAAAGTTCGCGACAAAACAGGTTCGCGAAAAACAGTTGAGCAGACAGATGAGTTTGACCCATCCAAAGATGTTGACGGTCAACTTGAAGTTGATTTGTTGGCTGCTTTGGATAGATACAATTACTCACCCGACCAAAAGTTGAAACTGTATAATCAATTCAAAGACGGTAAAACTGTGAAACTTGAAATGCCGAGAAAAAACATGACGGTTGAAGGTGCTGTTGATATTGTTAAACCAACCGGCACTGAATACCCTTTGTATGATGAACTTGAGAGTTACGCAAAAGATATGCCCGATTCTAAAACAATCGCGACACCCGGACTCAATTCTTTTTACATGGCTCATTCAGATAATCTTGGATTAGATATGCAAGACTTGGTTGGCTTCCTAAGTCTTGACAATCTCCCTAAATCCACTCATACTACTGCTCTTCACACACCTATGTATCTGACGCGCAAAGCAAGAGTCGGCTCTCAAACTGCTAACAAAAGAAGATTGCTTGATGTGGAGGAACTACCGAGCGACCACGAAGGTTCAGAAGCGAGGCAACTTGGGTATGTACCAAACGCGATAAAAAATGAAGATAAACTAATGATAGATGCAATGTTACTTGGGTTGCATGAACCATTACACACACACGATGATGCCTCTATGGATGCTTTTGAAAAAGCAATAGACCCCAAAAACGCAGACAGACTTAGTAGTTTGAAAAATGCAAACACTCACAAAGATATGATTGGGTATGGAGGACGCACAGGTAAAGATATGATTAGAGAAATCTTACGAGAAGAGTCACCAGCAACACATTATGCTATTTATCACAAAGAAGATTATGATGAATATATGAAAAACAGATTGACAGATGTTGGTGATTACCAATTACCCGAAGCCCAAGTTGAAAATGTAAAAACGCGAGGACGGTTATTGCAAGAATTGAAACATTTGGATAGTCAATATAGAGAAGCACAAACTCAAGAAGAAAGGGATAAGCGCGCAGCCGATTTGAATAAAATGGTGTACGGTTACGATTACGAAAGTGATGAACCAAAACCCGTAGCAATGAGAAAACATGGTGACGATGATGAACCAACATTTTCATCATTAGTTATCGCACCAACCCCTTCTTATCTTGCTTCGTTACATTCCGCCGAAGTTTCACAGGCTCTCCGTATTGCTCACAAGAACGGTGATGATAGAAGTGCAGAATTGTTAGAGAAGAAATTGAGTATGATTCGCGACTCCGCACCGCCTCAAGATGGTGGAGAAATCAAACTGAAAAATCACGAAACGCGAATGGATAATTATATTGACACTCTAAACGCAGTCAAGAAGATATTTACTCAAGCAGTTAGACCCGCGATTGAAAAAATATATCCTAATATTTTCATTCACGATAACGACAAAGCATACGCTGCTACCGCATATGCGTTGAAACTGTGTGAACAGATTGCTATGTTATCACCATCGGAGAGAAGTATGCTATTTAGTGGTAAAGACAACATCAAGTTGGGTGGGAAAACTGCTTCGTTTGATTTATCAGAAGACCAAATTGATGATTTAACAAATCTTCATGTTTCGCGATTAGAACACAAGGGTTCTGAATCTATGGCAGAAAAGATGCTTGACTCTTCATTCGGCGGAGTTCAACCAAAAGGACACACAGTTATGTCTAAACTCGCAACAGACTCACCACACATACCCGAATCTGATGTGAAGATATTTGAACAGGTTGTTAACAATGTAAAAGAAGCAGCCAAACAGCAAGGTATATCCTTTGAACAAGCATTTACATCGCGCTATTTCCCACACGACCCTAACAGCAAAGCCGTCAAAGGAGTTCAACAATCAAATGTATTTGATATAATTAACATACCCAAAAGAGGTGGTAATAATTTAATTTTCAATAATGGTGGTGTGTTCAAAGAAGTTGGTGGTGAATATTTACAACATGGTGGTGAAAGCGCAACAGACGCTAAAGGTAATCCTGTTAGTATGAGCAAAGAGCGACAAGTCATTTTTGATATTTTACACAACACACACAAGGAAACTAAAGGTGGAAGTGATGTGGCTTTAGATTTCAAAAAGATGAAGTTTTTCAAAGGTTTCAAACCTAACTTTAGAAATGTTATGAATATCAATAACCCCGATTCATTACGCAATATCGCTAAACTCATGATTGCTAACACTGATACCGCTTTGCAAACAAAGAGTGCGAGAGGTCTAAATCATGAAACTCCAATGGGCGGCTACAATATGAATAACGCGCCTGTGGCTCCAATTTTTACAAGCGGTCACAAAAAGTTCCACTATGGTATAGACGCGAAAAGTCCGTTTGTTGCAGTACCCGGAAGTTTACAAGATGGTAAATTATTGTTAGAGGATGACGACACTCACATTTACAATAGCCCTTCTTTACAAAGATTAGTTATGCCGCGAAATGTTATGAGGTGGGTTAATCCTCAATTGCCACCTTTAGACACTTCACAACCTTTGAGTCATATTAGATACCAAGAGTTTGACAATGAACCAAACCAAAATCAACGCATGGGTCAAAGTATCAATCAAGCAATGAACTTCGGTCAACCTAATGTCACCGATGACGGGTTATTCAACCATTCATATTCTGATGCGATTGATGTAATGATTGATGATACATTGCTCATTAAAGATGACGGTAAACCACAACCTGTCAAGTTCATGCATCGTATATTCGATTTAGAAGATATGCAACATTTGCGCGGGTTTACAGGAGATTGGGTTATCAGTCTATATCCACAAGGCGAACATATCATCGCGAGTAAAAAAGGTAAGAAGTTGACTGCATACAATGCAGAAGGTGAAATCAAGTTGGATGATGTGTTCAAAGATGAAATCAACAAAGTGTATGAGAAGGATTTCATAGTACACGCGATACTCCATGATGGTATAATGACAGTGTTAGATTTGCTAAAGACTGCTGATGAAGATACTCATAATATGCCAACTAAGGATAGAATCAGACACTTACGCGCTCAATACGAATCAAGCGAACACATCAAGATGCCCGAACCTATCAACACCAAGCGTAGCGATGATGAAGGTTTACAGGTAGCAATTGAGAACTTACGCAACGAAGATAACATAGATATTCTTTTGCGCGATGCTAATGCCACATACATGAAAGGTGAGCCTCGTCACCCGAAGTGGGTGTTATTGAGTAAAGAAAAAATGGTTGATGTAATCATACTATCACGCGCTGGTAAAAACTACACTGTTGGTGTTGGTCCACTTATGCACCCCGAAAACTATGGTAAGCGCGCACAGCAAGTTGGTGAAGAACACTACATGAATGTTGGAAGCGCGAAAGGACCACGCGGTTTGAATGTAGGAGATTACGCAACTGTTCGCTGCACAGGAGTAAGTGCTTCAAAGAAGGAATATCCTGTGTATAGAATCCGTTCTGCTAAGATAACCGACAATGAGCCATTAGCAGCAGACAGTGTTGAAACACTCGCCATCATGTCGGGAGAACATCATGTACCTCAACAAGTGAATATGAAGAAGGGTAAAATCACTATCACATTCCCTGCGTTTGATGATGAAGTAATCTGTAAGACGCGTAAGGAGGATTCTTCATGGGTTGTTGAACCACACACCTCTATATGGGGCAATGATTATCTTGTCAAGTTAGCACGCGACCAAGAAGCATATTGGGAATTGAAGGCTGCATGGTTGTTAAAACAAAAAGAAGAAGATGAGCCGGAGTATGACGAAGTTGACCCCGAACCACCAGCAGGTCATTTTAAGAAACCAAAGCAAGTTCTTGAAGATGAAGAAGAAGTGATTAAACGCGGCCTTGAATTAGTTGAGCGCGGATTGGAACATCTTGCTAAAGAGAAGATTACAAGCACAGGTGTTCAAGGGTTAGGTATGGATTATGCAACATACGATGAGTCGCCGCGAGGACCAACTGAAAACATCCGCGATAACACAATGCCCGATTTTGACCCTCAAGCGCGAAGCGATGATGATGTTAAACCAGCCAAAGGTAAGAAAACTAAACGACTGCGCACCAGCGAAGGTGAAACTGCGCGTCTTGAAGACGATGGTGTTATCGCGATTGAGGACAGTTCCCTTGATATACAATGAGAGATGTGACGGGAAGCAATGGCGATTCTCGCGGCTCCAAGCACTTCATCCAATCCCGTCATTTTGAAGGGTATTGGTGATGACCTTGTTGTTGCTGGATATGCGTCTGTTGAGATGGTTGACAAGCAAGGTGATTTAATCACTCGCGGTGCTTTGAAAGATGCTTTTGGTAAGTTTATGAAAGCAGATGGGTTCCGCAATGTTCAACTCGCACACTCCAATATACAGGTAGGAAGTGTAATTCCTTCCTACACGGATTCTTCCGGCAGACTATGGAAGTCCGAAGTTGATGACACAGGTATGTTTGTTGTTATCAAACTAAGAGGCGACATTGAGAAGGCACGCGAAGTGGCTTCTGAAATACGAAAAGGGAACTTGCGCTCGTTCTCTATCGGAGGCCAAGCGTTTGAGCGCGTTAACAAGAGCGACCAAACTCGCGGTGACTACCGTGAAATTAGGCGTATGGAACTCCACGAAGTTACAATTTGTGAAAAGGGAATAAATCCCGAAGCACAATTTCGTATTCTGAAGGAGGACACAGGTGATAGTATGACAAATACCATGAGTGAATTGCAGAGCGTCCTTGAACGCTTGTCGAAGAAACTTGACGACAAGGATGACGATGACAAGAAAGACAAAGAAGATAAAGAGTCCCAAAACAAAGGCATCGAAGACATGCTTGAGGGTCGAGGCAGCGAAGATAAACCTAAGAAAAAAGAAGGAAACCCTTTTGCTGATGACGATTCTGAAGATGAAGATGATGATGAAAACTTGGAAGAGATGATGTATGGTGACGACGACTCTGATGATGATAAAAAAGGAGATGAAAAAATGGCGAAAGCAGATGATATGATAACGAGCGACTACCTAATTTGGTTGGAGCAGACCGCAAAGAGCGCGGGTTTCGACCCGTCTGCGGCTCGCGACCACTTTAGTAAAGGATATGGACCGGGCGAATCCGGGTATGACCACAGAGGACAAGGTTCTCTTGAAGGTGCAGGTGAAGATGACTCCGGCAAGAGGCCGCAACCAAACTTTGGTTCCGCGCCTTCCGGTAACAAGAATGTGATTAAGGGTGACTACCTAAACGCACACAATGTTTCACCAAGCGAAATTGAAGCAGCATATGAAGTATTCAAGGCTGCTGCAACAGAGCAGCAATTCAAGGCTGACCTAAACAACAATTTCACTGACAGGTTCTTGAAAGAACAGAAAGCGGAAGCAGACGCAATTGCAAAGCATGACTTTGATGCTCGCGCACCAATGGTTGAATTGCAAAAAGCAGTTCTTGCTCTAAACGACCGCATTGACAACATTTCCAGCGGCTCTTCGGTAATCAGCAAGTCTGATACCGCAACGGCTACTGTTACAATTCCCGAAACCGCAGAACTTGCAAATATGTCATGGGACGATGTTCACAGACTTGCAGGTAAAGCGTTGAACGGAGGTGAATACTGATGGCACGAAATTATGTAAGAACAGTACAAGACATGGAGCGTTACTACTACGGTGGGGCTTCTCAAACAGGCTACACATACGGAGCAGGTGACATTCTAAAGGCAGACGCGCCACTTATGTCCACAACTGCTGGTACATACCAAGCAATTTACGGACGAAAAGTTTGGTCGCAATTGAACCAAGAGTTCAACGCGTTTAGCATTCTTCCTAAGAAACCGTGGGAGCGAAGTGGATGGAGAATCCTAACAGGTCGCGCATCCTTTACAAAGGGTGGCGGTATTGCTGAAAATGGAACACTACCGGACACAACCAAACCGGATTTCCTCCATGTTGCAGCAAAGCCAAAGACCGTTGCTCACACCTTCGACCTATCCGAAGTAAGCATGTTCCTTTCTGACAAGGATGACGGACTTGGTGATGTTAGGCAAGTTCTAAAAGAAGAAATGGGTAAGCACCACGCTGAACACATTAACAGAATGCTTCTTGAAGATGTTGACGAACCATCCGGTAACGACTTTGAATCACTTGACCGTGTTACTTCTGACCCGGACAAGATGACAACAGGTACATCCCATGTAAGTCTGACAACAGACCACGATATGTATTCCATCACTCGCGATGGTAGTGCAGACTTCCACAGTGCAGAAGTTGATGTAGCAAGCGCAAACAGAACTTTGTCACTAAATCAACTTGATGGATTATTCCAGCAGATTTGGACCCGTGGTGGTAATCCAAAGGTTATGCTAACAGGATATGACACTTTGATGAGAACACAGCAATTATTGCAAAGCCAACAAAGATTCATGGACTCCAAGAGAGTTACACCAACCTTCAACGGTGTTAAGGGTGTACCGGGTCTTGAGGCTGGATTCATCGTTGCAACATACAACGGTGTTCCAATGATTCCAACAAAGGATATGCCAACCGAGGGTGCATCCACACTATCGCGTATCTATTACCTTGATACAGATTACTTGTGGTTCCAAACTGCTATCCCTACTCAATACTTTGAGTCCGGTATCGAAACCGGCGACCCATTCGCGATTAACCGTCTTGGACAAGAAGGACTTTACAGAACAATGGGAGAACTATGGTGTTCTTTCTTCGGTGCAAGTGGTAGCATTCGCGATTTACAATGAGGTGATTAAATATGCCAAACGATATACACAGAGGAATAACTTACACGACAAGCGGAAGTGCAACAATTGCAGTTGATTTAGACCTACCCCTGCAAGCAGGTGTGGACCAAGATGACACAACATGGTTAACATCCTATCCGGGTGCTTTGACTTCTTTTGCAGCGCGACAAACTGACGGTGCAAACAGAATGCAACCACGATTGGTGTGCTTAACATTAGGTAACTTAGCAGAAGCAGAAACCATTACACTAAGTGGTGACGCAAATGCTATCTTATCGTGCATAGGACACAGCAAGGACGCGACAGCAAACTTAGCATTGAGTTTTAGCGGTCTTGTAGTCACAGCAGATTGTGAAGCAACAGCAGACGGAACTACTAACGACACAGCCAACGCAACAATTTGGCTACTTGTAGCATAAGGTGGTTAAATTGCCTACTATAACCTACAAAGGCCCGCGCCGAACAGGTGCGAACATGGGTCGCTTAGGTTGGTGGATTTGGGGCGAATCGCGAGAAGTGACAGTCGAATGGCTTGAACAGCATCGCGTGGCAGTCGATGGACCGGAGTTTATCATTGAAGGACACAGTTTTGAAGAACTAACTAACGATGAAGGCAATGACGGAATCCCCGATATGGGCTGGACTAAGGGTGACATTTTAGCATGGATGGAGGATAATGGTGTTGATGGGGCATCTTCTCTATCCACCAAGAAAAAATTACTTGGCGCGATTGATGCACACCTTAACCCTCCCGAAGAGTCTATTAACGAGGCAGAAGAAGCAGATAACACAGGAGATGAATGATTATGGCATTTAGTTCGACAATTGATAACAGACCGCACAGTATTGGTGACTTAGTTCTATTAAGTGGAACATTTAACGCGGCAGGTGCAACAACCGGCGCGATTGACCTATCAGCACACCTTACCAGCATTCTAAGTGCGCAAGTAAACGGCGACACTTTGGGTGATGTTACAGGTGGCGGAGTTGACGGTGCGCTTGGTTTGATTACTGCGGCTACTACTTTGACAATTGATTGCGTTAGTGGCAACACAGGGAAGTGGACTGTAATCGGCACACGGTAAGGTGATTCACCTTGTCCGATACGAAAGTGTTTGAGTTCAACCCGGACGATGCGTGCGAAACAGGCGCGAGCGTTGCGGGTGGAGTTCAAAAAGTGCTTGACGATTACACTAACGGCAAGGCTGTTGAAGGTATAACTTCTTATGTCATGCAAGGTAATCTATATGTTGTAGTCGTCACCACATGAGGGTGAGCGACATGGACTTACGCGAATTGCAAAGACTTGAGAAACAAGGCTGGAAAAAGGCCGAAGAATCAATGGTTAAGACCGATGAGCGCGACAAGTTGAAAGGTGTTGTTAAGCGTCAAAACATGAAGACGCGCAACATCCGTGATATTGTCAACATCGGTAGTGGTACGCGTTGTCGCTTTTGCGGTATGCTTCACTTTTGTTATCTTGAAAGATGCGGGGCTTGTAA